GAAGCCGGTGTCGCTTGCTATGACTACTCCGTCAACGGTCGTACACCCAGGCAGACCAAACGCCAAGTGATCCACCTTGGTGACGCCATCCTGCCATGGATCAGCTTCGAGCAGTCAGAGTTCACCAGGGTGCTCAACTGGCTCAAGGATCAGTCGATTACCGAGACCAAGGGTGTCTTCACTGACCTTACCGCAACCATCAATGGATTCACGTTCGTCTTTGGCCTTGGGGGAATCCACGGCTCCATCGAATCAGAAGTCGTTGAGTCAGATGATGAGCATGTGATCATTGACCTCGATGTCACGTCGTATTACCCGAATTTGGCCATCACCAATGGATTCCACCCGGCACATCTCGGCAAAGAGTTTGTCAGCATCTACAAGCACCTGTTCGAGCAGCGCAAGCAGTATCCCAAGAAGTCCGCAGAAAGCGCGATGCTGAAGCTGGCACTCAATGGTGTCAATGGTGACAGCAACAATCAGTTCAGCGTGTTCTATGACCCGCTGTACACCATGACCATAACGCTCAATGGGCAACTGCTGCTATGCCTGCTGGCTGAAGGGCTGATGACGATCCCAGGGCTGCGCCTGATTCAGGTGAACACTGATGGGCTGACTGTGCGGGTGCCGCGCAACATGAAGGTGATGGTCGATATGGTCCGCGCTGCTTGGCAAGAGCGCACCGGCTTGAGCCTCGAAGAGGTGGTCTACAGTGCCATGATGATCCGAGATGTGAACAACTACATATCGATCTACGAGGATGGCGGTACCAAGCGCAAGGGTGCTTACGAGTGGAAGGTGGGCTGGCACCAAAACGCCGGCGGTCTGGTGATTCCCAAGGTGGCCGAGAAGGTGCTGGTCGCGGGCGCACCGATCCGACAGACCGTGAGGCAATGGCCAGACATCATGGACTTCATGTTGCGCACCAAGATACAGCGCGGCAGTTACCTGGCAATCGAGTGGGGTGATCAGCAGCCTCAGCAGTTGCAGAACACCACTCGATACTATGTCGCCGAGGGTGGTGGCCGACTGTTTAAATGGCTTCCTCCTTTGAAAGGAAAGCATGAGTGGCGCAAGTTCAGCGTCGAGAGTGGGTGGGGAGTTCAGCCGTGCAACGACATTCGTGATGCTGGTCGACTCCCGATTGACTTTGATTACTACATAAGAGAGGTTGAAAAACTATGTCTGGGAATAGCGTGAGTCTTTGTGGCGATTGTGAAACGGTGGGGCACTGCATGAGTCAGGGACGATGTGTTCCGAAAATACAACCGTATGCTATTCGAGAAGTGTCATATAAAGAACGGGAAGATTGGAAAATGAGGGGGGCATTGACGCAGCAGGTTGCGGGCACCCATTACAAAGATATGGTGATCCAGCCGGTGGAGTATGTTCACGCCAATGGTCTTGGGTATTTCGAGGGGAACGTAATCAAATATGTCAGTAGATGGCGCAAGAAGGGGGGTCTTTCCGATCTAGAGAAAGCAAAACACTACATTCAGCTTCTGATCGAGTTGGAGAGCGGTCATGTTGGAAAAGCAGATTGAAGCAAAGGTCTGTGAGTACGCCAAGACCAAGGGTGCACTGGTCTATAAGTTCACCAGCCCCGCTCGTGCCGCTGTGCCCGACCGCCTGTTCATTGCACCAGATGGGCGCATGTGGTTCTGCGAGTTCAAACGAGGTGGTCAAAAGCCCACGGCGGCACAGGATCGGGAGCATCACAGGTTGCGTGGACACAGGGTGACTGTGTTCGTGGTGGACAACGTGGACGATGGTAAAGCGATGATTGACATGATGGTGATGGGATGGCATCGCAGTGGGGTGGAAAATGCTAACCAGTGACCTGCTCCACGACTACCAAAAAAAGGCGGTCAACTTCCAGTGCGCCCGTCCACAATCGATGCTATGGTTGGACATGGGGTTAGGTAAGACCATCATCACGCTGACCAGCCTCACACATCTCTTGACCACCGGGTTCCTTCGTGGCGTGATCATCGTGGCTCCGATCCGCGTGATCCGGCTGGTGTGGCGACAGGAGGCTGCGAAGTGGGAGCACACCAAGCACTTCAGGTTCAGCATGGTCGCGGGCACCAAGGATCAGCGCACCCGTGCTCTCCTGCGCCCTGCTGACGTGTACCTGGTGAACTATGAGAACCTCGGCTGGTTGGCCGAAACTCTCCAGACCTACTTCGTCAAGAAGGATCGCCCGATGCCGTTCAACGGGATCATTTGGGACGAGATCAGCAAGATGAAGAACTCCAGCACGAACCGGGTCAAAGCGTTTCGCAAGATCGCTGACCAGTTCGAGTGGGCCACGGGTCTCACCGGCACACCGGACAGTAACGGCTACAAAGACCTCCACGGTCAGTTCCTTGTGGTGGATCGCGGGGAGCGACTGGGCACCAGCAAGACGGCGTTCCGCACTCGGTTCTACCGCAAGGTGGGACCGTACAAAGAGGTGCCGTATGAGGACACCGAGGACACCATCAAGAAGCTGATCGGTGACATCACGCTGGAGATGTCGGCCGAAGACTACAACCCACTGCCCGACCTGATCATCAATGACGTCGAGATCGAGATGCCGGACAATCTGCGTGCCAGTTACGACCGGCTGGAGAAAGAGTTTTTCATGGTGCTTGACAGTGGTAGGGAGATCGAGGTGTTCAACCAGGCCGCGCTGACCAACAAGTGTTTGCAATTCTCCAACGGAGCAGTGTATCCAATTGCCGGGATGCCGTTGTGGGAGCCAGTGCACGACATGAAACTTGACGCATTGGAGGAAATCATCGACGAAGCTCAGGGGTCGCCGATCCTGTGCTCCTACTCATACCGCAGCGACGCCGAGCGGATCATGGCGCGGTTCAAAGACCTGCGACCAATCAACCTGACCGAGTGCAAGAGCGAATTAGCGTTGACCAATGCCATGCACCGCTGGAAGACTGGCGATTGTCGACTGATGATCGGTCACCCTGCGTCGATGGGTCACGGCATCGATGGTCTACAGGCCAACGGGCACATCCTCGTGTGGTACGGGCTGAACTGGTCGCTGGACCTGTACGAGCAGTTTAACGCCAGGGTGCGCCGCCAAGGACAGGGTGCCCCTGTTATGTGCCATCGTCTCTTGATGCGAAACACCCTTGATCAAGCACAAGCACTGGCCCTCGACGAGAAGGCCACAACCCAAGCCGGGCTGCGTAACGCAGTCAAGCAATATCGCCAATCCAGAGGAGTTTGAAATGACGTACCGTGAAGTCGAGATGAACGTCATCCAGTGGGGTGAGGATCGTGGCATTGTGCAAAACGCTACAGCGATGTCGCAGGCCATCAAGACACTGGAGGAGACCACGGAGCTGCTGGACGCTCTGAACAAGCAAAACATCGACGAAGCCAAGGACGCCATCGGTGACATCGTGGTCACCTTGATCATGGTGTGCGCAGTGCTCAACCTCGACCTCGTTCAGTGCCTCAATGGTGCCTACAATGAGATCAAGGACCGCAAGGGGTATCTGACAAAAGAAGGTGTGTTCGTCAAAGAAGTGTGACGACCACCCTCGGGTTCGTCATCGGTCACCCTTTCCAGTGGCTAATGATGAACCCGATAATCCCTGACACCGCTGACACAATTGTCATGCCGAACCATAACCCACCCTTGCTCCTGTTGGCGAGTTCCAATAGTTGTTCGAGCTGGCGCTCCATCTTGTCAACCTTTTTGTCCATGTCCTCCACCTTTTGCCACAGTACACCGTACTTCACAGGATCAAAATCAGCGTCGTCGAAGGCCACTCACTTCTCCTTGCTCATTGAGTTTTTGACATCGTGTTGCGGCATCAACATGTTCACCGTTGCCGCAGTACCCCCTGTAATCGCCGGGCGGGTATATGGCCCAAGGAGTGATGGGTCTTTGAGAATCTTCAGAACCGCGATCCTCTCGGCAGCGGGCAATGATTCCAACAGTTTCGCAGCATCCTGAGGATTCTTGGCTGCTTCGGTCAGAATCCTCATCGTCTTCTGACCAACCTTTGCCTCCAGGAGCTTCAGTGTCTCGTTCGCCGTCGTGGTCTTGACGCTCAAGTATGGAGGAAACCGGAACCATGTGTTGTTCTTGGCCAACAGTTGCCTGAGTTCGTCCTGTCCCGCAGCGACTTGACTCTTGATGTTCTTGTCGCGGATGATCTTGTCTGCTTCGGACTGCAAGACTTTCACAGAGTCTTCTGGCATATCCTTGACGATGTTGTACCGGCGTGGACCGAGAATCTTTTCCACGGTGTCCGGTGAATCGTTTCGCACGAGTCGCACGAAGGCGTCCTTGCTATTGTTCTTCCACAGGTCGAGAGCCTCACCAGCCAATTCTTTCTCAGCGACCTTCTGAGACAACCTTGCGTGCTCACTGAGGTACTCGGCGTAACCTTTGCCACCGGCTGCGTTGATTGCATCGTCGATGTGCGGCTTGATACTGGTCAGTACGCTGGACGCAAGCTTGCGCTGACTCGTGGCGTCCATATTAGGGCGAAGCCGTGCGATCGCAGCATTGACAGCGTTCTTGCGGATGGCGTCGAGAGCAACACCGTCGATCACCCCATCTGCATCGGTTGCCTTCTCGATTTCCTTGACGACTCGTCGCAGAGAACCGATCAGTACATCGTCCCCTTTGAATTCAGGGTTATTTGCCACCTCTGAAATCTTGCGAATCAGTGGGGCACTTTCCAATGGGGCGATGCCCTCTGCACGCATTGCGGCAGCAGTGTCTCGGGCGATCCTCGACCCGTGACCCAGGTCGAGGGATGCCTGAGCGGCATTGTCTGCCCACTCAGTGGTCGCTTTCTTGGCCAATTCCGCAGGATATGTGTGCTTGGCCAGCCCGACAGGCAGACCTCGCTTGATCATGTCCAGGCGAGCGCTGGCGTTGGCGATGTCACCAAGCTCCATGAGCCGGCGAACCTGTTGCACCTCTGCGGACGCCTGTTCACCAAGCTCGGCAGACATCCTCTCCAGATAGGCAACTTCTTTCCCAAGGTTTGCCCGAGTGAGAGCAGCATTGCGCATCGGGGTGGTGATCTTGCGGACGGCATCTTTCGCAGCCGCCGTGCTACTCCACACATCGGCAGCGGTGTCTCCTCCTGCCAACTTGGCCAGAGCATTGAGTGACTCATCCGCTTGGGCCCTCTCCAGACCAACCTTGAACGTGGAGTCACGCGCCAGGGCCTCATCGAGTAGCGCGTGCCATGGTGGCGAAGTGATGTCAGCAGTAGCCTGTGACGCGCTTACTTTTTGTCCTTTCGCGTTTTTAAGGGCGTTGATGGTCTCTGGCAAGTTTGATCCAAGTGCCTCTCTCGCAATTTTCACAGCCCTGTTCTTGGACATGTTGGCAGCATCGATCACCTTGCCGGCACCTGCGGCAATCAATGGACCGGCAACACGACCTCCGGTCTCATAGGCGGCACCTTCGAGTACATTTTCCACAGGGGTGAGCACCTGTGATGCCCCCTGACGAGGAGCCTTGCCTCCGAATCGCACATCTGCCAGTTCGAGAGCCTCCTTGGCGATACCGTGTCCGAGCCCGGCACCTGCGATGGCACCCGACGCGGGGTTTACCACTACAGTGGGCGAAGCCACCGTGCCGACACCCGCACCCAGTAGAGAACCTATACCGGAGCCTGCGAACTCAATGACAGGTGCGACGTACTTGCGGATGTCCTGATACGTTTTGATGTCCTGTTGCCGATTCCAGGACTCAAGAGATTGCGGCGGCTTCTCGACCGCCGGAGACTGCGGCACATCGGGGTCACTGGGCGTCTGAGGGGGGCGACGCGACGGACCCTGCTGAGATGCCTCAATTGGCGGGAGTGATGCCAGCTTGGGTCGTATCATTTCCATTGCTTGTTCGGGTGTGGTGCCATCGGGCACGTTGAACTTAGCAATGCGACCGTCAGGTAGCCTAACTTTGGCGATTGGCATTATTCAAACCCCACGAATTCAACATCATTGGTGGTTGGTGCAGTGGTTGGCGCAGTGGGCGTGCGATACTCGTAAGTCAGATCGTATCCTTCCCTGACGCGGGATTTACTTGCGATCAGCTTCTGGATTGTTCTGTCAATAGCTGCTTGAACATCGGGGGCATCCATGCTCCGATTGATTTCCGAGAACGCCTCCTTTAATTGCTTACCTTCTTGGTTGGAGACGGCACCAAGGGCGCCACCAGTCGGTGCAGCGAGTCTCACATCATTCAACGCCTGGAATCCACCTTTTGCGATGATCGTGTCATAGAGCACTTCCGCAGCTCGACCGTCCTCCGTAACCGAAGGGGTGTGTCCGTAAACGAGTCCCGTGATACTTTCCAAGCCGGGATGATTTCTCAACCGCGTAAGTCTCTCGATCATTTCGTCCGCATCCGCCTCGAACGCCTTGACCGCGACGGTCGCTTTTGGGAAAGCGGCATCTCGTACCTGCATTTCCTTCTTGGAGAGCTGCACACCCGGAGTTCCAGAGTCAGTGAGTCGCTTTTCCAGCGCCTCGACCCGCCGTTCCTCCAGACCGATGCGCCTGCGTTCATTTTCGAGTCGCTGTTGCTCAGCAGGCGATGTCGTCTGGGTAGGCTCTGGTGCCTGATACAATACTCGGTTGTCTCCTGTGACGAGGGTTCGGCCGACAACATAGCGCTTGGTCAACTCTTGAAGCTGAGCCCTGACCACATCTGCCATAGCTTTGGCGCGAGGATCGTCAACCGAGCTGAGCGCCGCCAACTGCTGCCGCAGCGCATTCACTTCGGTAGCAGGCTCAGTCCTTGGTGCCATCGCATTGACAGTGCCTGCTGGCGCAACAGTGCCTGCTGGCGCAACAGTGCCTGTTGGCGCAACAGTGCCACTGGGAGGACCCGGCACAGCGCTACTTGGAGCACTTGGTGCCATCGCATTGACAGCACCTGCTGGCGCAACAGCACCCGGAGCAGTGCCACCGGGAGCACTTGGTCCGGGCGGGAACACCTCTGGGGCATATTGGCGCAACACGTCCTCGGCGCGTGCCTGCTCTTGCAGTTTGCGCTTACCTTCGTACCCTTTCATTACGTAGTCGGGGTTACCGGATGCAATGAAAGCATCGAACACCTTGTTCAGGTCCGGGTCTCTACCGATAGCCTTCAGCTTGGATTGTAAATCCATCATCATCTCTCGTTCCTGCTTGAGCCTTTCCAGAGTCAGTTGATTGGACTCGCGCTGCTGTTCGAGAGTGGCCAGTGTTGCCCGGTCCATTTCACGTTTGTGACGCTCTTCCCCGGACTGACGGTACCCTTCTGCGAGCGAGTTCGCCAGCTCTGGTTTAAGGATACTTGCGTCAATGAGTCCGCTCATGATTGCCCCCTGTCTGAGTCAAGTATTTATGAGAGCCATCCGCCTGACATAAGCCCTTCAATAGCGCGCCCCGCGTTCTTGTACTGACTGGCTCGGATATTGCCGGCAGCAAGCCCCAGATTCGCCCGATCGGCCGCATTCGCCAGAGTGAGCTGGTTGACAGTATTGGCAAACCCCTGACCTCCTGCGGCAAGTGCGTTCGCGGTGGTTTGCCCAACACCCGCAAGAGACTGAAGTGGGTTCAATCGAGCCTCACGTTCGACCTGGTATCGGTTGAACGCATTCATGTATTCTTGTGATGCCATGTCTTGCCCGTACCGCTGAATCCCTTTCATTGTAGCACCTGACAGCAGGCCGCCACGGGCAGCAGCCGAGTTTTCCAGTGCCTTCATGCCTTCGGACATGCGGAATGCGTATCCAGGGTCTTGCTTAAACTGCTCCATCCCGAAATTCTGGTAGTTTGTTGCTTCGGGTGCCAGTTTGTTGAGCGCGATCTGACCAGCTTGCAACCAAGGCTGCTGACGAGCAACACCCTCGTAATACATCTGACGCTGGAGATCAGTAGCCTCCCTCGACGCGGCAGTTGATATGTCCGCAGCACGGTCCGCCGCCTTGAGCTGCTTACTGGCCGGACCGATTCCGAATACATCTGCTACAGAATTGACAATACTACCCATTTTCTTTCTCCAATCGAATGATACCGTTCTCTCGGTCTATTTCACGAAACCCGAAGTGCCGCGCCAAGCGCAGGGACGGGGTATTTCGTTCATCGATCCTCACGATGGCGCAGCCGTGTAGTCGACCCATCCGATCGAGATATTGCCCGATCGTAGACCGGATGCGCCAGCGCCCTCGCTTCTCAGGCACCACGAACAAGTCGAACTCGTTACCGATCGACACAAACGCCCCACCGTCGAACAACTCAATGTTGGCGACTTGTTCGAGAATCTCTCGGAGCTCGTCTGGAACCTCACGTGTCTCGTACGTCAACATGTGGTCCTTGATCACCTGCCACACATCGTCAGGCAACCTCACGTCAGGTGACTTCACGACCGCTGACTCGCATATTGATCGACCCCGCAGTACCCGCCAGTGTAGAGATGAAATCACCGGGGTTCAGCACTTGGCCAACCAATTCAGGGAACGTGTAAACCTCGGCAGGTTGGAGCGTTTTGGTCTTGGTGACGATGTTCGTGTTTCCGGCAGACCCTCCCGTGGTCACAAGATTCACAGAGATGGTCGCAGCAGTCCCGCTGTAGTTCGTCGCAGTGAATTTGTCGATGATCGTGGTCACCCCTGACGCAGTATACTGCGTCTCCTGAGTGTTCTCGACCGTTTTGCCGGGCACAATGTTTTTGACGGATACGGTCACGATAGTTCCTCATTCGATTTGTTGTTGAGCACCTACTGCGTCAACACCCAGTTTGTCCCATCTGACACCAGAGTAGCGTTTGCTCCGGCGACAGCTCCAAGGATGGCGGTGCCAGCGGCTCCACCAGCAAGCGGTATCACATTGCTCGATGCCGACACGAGTGTCTGCGCCTGGTAGTTCTGGAAGTGCAGTTCCCGCCCCACGTTGTCACTGGCCGTCGGCAATGTCACGACGCACGATGACCCCGCCTTGTTGTTGATGATCCACTTCTCTCCGCTTGCTACCGAGAAGTCAACAGTCTTGGTGACAGGTGCTGTAGCGGTTCCAGCCACCACGGTGGCAGCAGGCGCGTTCTTCCATACAGCCTGCACTGAATCGTATTGGAGCAGGTCTCCGTTGACAAGCTCGGTGATACCAGCTTGAAGCGCGGCCATTGTCCCGATCTCATATCGGGGTGCCGTCCGAAGCTCTTGCTGGATCACGTCAAGCGCCGCACGAATCTCTGCCACGCCGGATGGTGGAAGGCGGTCAACACCAATCTGGTCAATTAGCAGTGCAATGTCATCAATGGTTGGAGCAGGAGGGCCTTTCTGCATGTCATCGAGTGAAACACTGCTCTCTTTTGTCGATGTTTGCATCGACAAAAAGAACATGTACCACTCCCGCGACACGGTGCCTGTACGAGGGTCTACGAGTGGGACCCTCGGCGGTGTGAGCGGAACCCTCGACGAGTCAGGCACTGGTTCCACTCATGATCAGCTCGGCTCCCGTGATTGCGATCTTCACGGGGTCGGTCCCCGAGACCTCGTACACCCGGTCGCGCAGTTTCAGTGTCATGCCCAAACGACGCCAGATTGCACGGTGATGGAATTCTCCAATCTTGCCAATATCTGTCCAGTGCTCGCTGGACCAAGTATGTCCACCATCATCACTCCACCTCAGCATGACATGCGGGTCACTGCCTTGCCCGTCGTTCAGACCCACGCCTACTTCCATGTCGAGCTGAAGACTGTGATGCGCGGAGCGCTTCAGGGTGTTCTGCCCAGTGGGAAACGCTCGCCACGACCGCAGCCATTTCTGAACAGCCCCGTTGTCTGAATAGGTGTCGAGGTCGAGTGAATAGACGTTGCCGTTCTGATAGTCGCCTACCAACACTTCCCCCTGGAAGAACGACTGGCAGTTGCCGCGATGGCGAGTGAATTCGCCATTGGAAAACGCTGCCCTCTCATGCCATGCTTGGGTTGCTGCGTCGTACACCCATGTCGCATCGGCACTTGGGAAAGTCAGGACATAGAAGGTGTGACCGTCCTGTTGGTAGGCGTACCCGATTGCATCTGACATATCACCATATCGCTGAATCTGCCATTCCACCGCATGAGTCGAAACACGGGTGCCTGTATACCCGTTGGCTCGGTAGACGATTCCTTGTCCCCGAGCGTCTTTCCCAAGCCAGAATACCCCGTTGTCCATCTTGGTGATCGAGTGGGGGGCAGCACATCCTAGCTCATTGAACGCCCCCTGAATGCGGGAAAGTGGGAAATCTGCACCACCACTGTTGTACCAGACTTCGACTGAGTTGGTCCCGAACACCCAAAGCTCTCGATGGTCCGCGACCACGCCGACCACCCCGTCGGGGGAGCCCTCCGCACTTGCGAAGTCCAGAGGGTCCACACTCAACCCGTTCAGCAAACTGGTGACCCATATCTTCTGACTGTTCGGCTCATTGAAGACGAAGAACCCGTCGAGATAGTCCACTGTAACTGCGCCGGGGAAATCACCGTCCGTGATCTGAGAGAACGCCCCAGTCGTAGCGTTGTAGATGAAGCTCGGTCCATTGCACGCTACGAACAACTGGGTTCCGTTGTCAGCCATGCTCACAGGCCCGGATGTGCCAGCCACGGCTCCCAGCGTTGTCACAGTGTATGTCTGGTCCACCTTGTACAGAGTGTCTCGACTGACCACGTACAGGTTGCCACCGAACTCCCGCATCCCTCGGATCGGTCCAGCACCAACTGACACCTTCAGCTTGATGCCGGGAGCACGACTCAGAAAGGCAGGCTCCTTGCCACCTTCTGGAATGATCTCCGGGAACAGATTGACCATGCGCGCCGCAGCAGCATTCACGCTGCGTGTCACATACGACGATCCGAGGATCGGGGTCTTCATCAGATGTTCCCGGCGTAGATGTTGAACCGAGATCGGCGTGCCAGAACCCCGTAGGGGAGTGTCATCACATCGTCAGGGTTGTTGATGCGCTTGAGTGTCCGCTTGCTGACCATGGCGATACGCTGGACCTGCCCGGATGGTTCGACACCAAACTCGGGTGCAATCTCCATCGCCAGATTGTAGGTGAAGGCGCGAAGGTATCCGGGAGGAATCTCCAACTGGGTGGCGAGACTGGCTGGCTGCGTCAGCTCCTGTACCGAGATGAAATGCCACTCCAGCACTTGCGTTGGAACAGGGTAGATGAGCATCTCGATGTCAGGGTGTGTCTCGTTGACAAAGATGACCTGCGGGAGTGTCGACGTGGCAGTCTTTACCGCGATGCTGTTGTACTGGTCCTGATTGATGAAATTGACACCATACGACACACCACCAGGGGAGCGATAATAGGTGGCATCATCAAGCATCACTGGACGGTTGCCCACGAAGTCGCCAGTAGGTCCAAGGGTGCGCTTGATCTCACCCGATGGCCAATTGAAGACCTGATCCTGAGTGGAGTAGACAGACAGCCTCTCGGTGCTCCACGAGTCAATCATCTGATTCAGTGCAATCAGTGCGTCCTGACTGGTCTCTGCCGATGGTGTCTCTCCCTCAGCCAGTACACCAAGCAGCCGCAGCGCTCGGTTGATCTGATCACTGGCAGTAGTCGCCATCTTACTCTCCTTTGATAGGGTCGCTCACCGTCTCCAAAAACTCAGGGATTTTGTCGGACTGCTCAACAACGGGCGCGGGAGTCTTGCGAGAATACTTCCGTCGGACAGGGGTGTCGACAGCAAGCTCAGCAGGCTCAGCAAGCTCAGCAGGGGCAGAGTCTTCGACAGGCGTCACTGGCTCATATCGCGTCCATCCTGCGAGCTCATCGTTCTCGATCTCCGTAGCATCGATGGCGACCTTGGCGCCATGGATCGGATGAACAAGCACTACGTTCATTGATGTCTCCGTGTGGAAACGGGGCCGAAGCCCCGTTTGCGATCAACCAATTCGATACAGCGTCCAGGTACCGACACCAGTCTTGCGAGCACGGAAGCGACCCGAGGTGGTCTCGGTCACAACCATATTACCAACCAGTGTCCACCCGGTCCCAGCAGCCACAGTCACATCATCAGTCGTGGCGTCGATGTTGATGATGTGGAAGTCAAACGCAATGTCGACCTTGGTGGCATTCGGGATACCGGCTTCAAGCTCTGCCACAGTGGGCAGAGTCAGGTTGCCGGCAGTACCGTTGAAGGTGAACAGCCCGTTGACCAGTTGAGCAGCCGTTGCGGTTGCAGCAGCCGTCAGTGCAGTCGGGGCGCCCTGTACGATCAGTCGTGCTTCGGAAGCATTGCCTGTGCCGATTTGATAACCGCCACCGCCGTTAGGAAGAATAGGCATGATAATTTCCTTTCAGATTTGAGATTGGGGGATGATGATCGAGACCAGTCAGGTCAGGTTATCCCCATACGCGACACGCCAGTTGCGGGCGAATTGCGGCGTAGCCGTACAACACGTCGACCCGACAGGGCATCCGATCGTTGTTGATGTCGTACTGCCGGACGATCCGCATACTGATCCCGTTGTGGTTGGCACGCGATGCCATGTCCACACCTTGTGGCAGGATCAGGTCGGCAGTGGCGAGAGTGAAGGCATCCTTGTGGTAGGCGATGTTCTGCGGATAGGTGGTGCTGGCGGCACCCATGAATACCACAGCACTACTGGTCGCAGGAAGACTCAACACAGTCGCCAGAGGGTGAGCCGCTGAGTAAATTGGAGCCACGGTGATGGTGCCAGCACCTGATCCGTTCAGAGTCACGTCCGCCAGCGCGACGAACTGGAACAGTGAACCAGTGGACTCCCGCGTCTGCGGATTGACAGCGAAGCAGCCAGCCACAGTGAACACGTCACCGGCCTTGACGGTACCAGATGCTCCGGCACCAGTGATTGCGATGGTCGTTGCGCCTTCGGTAGTCACAGCAGCCGATGTCGTGCCACCAGCAGCAGTACGAGAACCTACCTGGAAGGCCTTGATCGACTGGCTCATGTTCACTTCTTCATAGCCCAGCACATTCTCGCCCATCATGCCACTCTTGAACTGGCGAGAGATCGAGTCAGAGGGATTGAAGAACCCTGACAGGCCATTGACCAGCGCCGCGTTGGCAGCCGGACTCACAGTCAGGTATCGCGGAGACATTGGAGCTGCGGCTTCATTCATCTTCTGCTGAGCCTGCAACATCACCAGAGCGGTGGCGGGGGTAGTGCCGGGGGTGCCGACACTGGTGCCAACGTCTTCGAAGACGTTGGCAACATCTGCGTCGATCGAAGATGCGAGCTGGCTGATGCGAGGCTTCAGAACCCGATCCGCAAAGTCGTCCAACTGCATACTCAGTTCAGCAGAGGTGAAGTTGATGCCGACATGCTTCTGGGTGGAAACGGTCAGGGTGGTGTACTGCTCGTTGTCATCCTGCGTTTGCAGGGCGGCACCGTCGGTAACCAGAACGCGATCAGGCAGGCGGATACGCAGCGATGAGCCAATCTTGGCCCCTTCGACTGCGAAACTGTCGTCATACTGCCGGTTGATGTTGCGAGAGAGAACAAGATTGTTCTCCAGTATCGCAAGGCTCTTGCGAGTAATCATGTCGATTGTCAGAAGGCTGTTAGCCATGATGTATTCCTTTCAATGATGAACAAGTTCAACGATTTTGAAGCGCCTTCATCTTGGCGATTGTTCGGAGGCGGTCGGCTTCAATCCATTCCGATGTACTCATGCTCTGGATGGAACGAGGATCGGTGGTATCAGTGACACCAGGGTTGATGTTCCGAGCGCTGACCGGACGAATCGGATCAGGCGCTGATGTTACTTTCTTTTGAGGAGGCTCGGCACTCAGTTTGGCCTCGATCCTCCCGATCTCACGCGCTTGCATGAGCGGAGACAGGCGAGAGATGCGATCAGATTCCTTTGGATTGCTGCCCAGCCAATAGGCCAGATCAGGTCCAATGTCGGATGCTTTGATTGTCTCAGCCATCACGTCGGTGACTCGGAGATTCGGGTTGTATGCGACTTGCTCGAAGTCTTCATACTTGGTCCGAGCATCCTCTTCACGCTCTGCGTAGGCTTCCTCAATCTGAGCACGTTGGTTGTGAATCTCCCGCTGTGCGACCAGCTCTTCAGCCCGCCGGGCAGCCAATGCTTCAGCATAGGCGGCAACAGACTCGAATTGGTCAATTGGTGGAAGGTCATCACGCAACAATTGCGACGCTTGCCTTTCGGCCAACTTCGCTTGCTGATCACGTTCCCACTTGCGCTGTTCTCTCGCAAGCCGCTTGCCGATCATTGCGTCAAGCTCGGCCTGAGTGAATTTCTTCTCCTCTGGCACCTGCTCTTGGCTGTTCTCGGTGATCTCCGGCTCAATTGAAGCGGTGTCCGTGGTGGCCGTCACCTCGGGGGCTAGCGTGGAGTCTACTTCCACTGAGGGGTCTAATTCATTCATCACATGCGACTCCTTGGAGTTCCTGGTCTAGCGGGCCAGTACGGTAATGATTGTGTGTATCATGCAGTGACAACTGCCGACACATCTGACCACAATTGTTACGAAAAGTAAATCACACCCCTTGCGTCCCTACCTTTCTTTGCTTCAGGCGGCGACGGTCGCTCCGGACGGGAGCGCAGACAAGTCCGTACAGCCGTACAGCCGTACATCGTTGATCGACGCTCCACCAGACAGGCCGATACTCGCCCCAGTTCCGTAGCTAGCGAGCCGACAGCCGAACAGCCCAATGCCTTCCCACAAAAATGGCCCGTTGAAACCGATCGGATAGTATTGCGTCTTTGTTGCCTGAGAGTCTTCGAACGTGCACCCGTGGAGGGTCACGTACATGACGCCGCCACCTTCGTTGAACAGGATCGCCGGATGCAAATCATGCAGCACGCCAGACGTGTTGTTGTTCAGAAAATGGCAGCCGCTCAGTGTGACGTTCACAGACTGCTGAATTGGCGAGGTGTCGAGCCTGTTCCCTTTACTGAACACCACAGCGTTCTCGATGTTCAGCGCGAACCGGCAGTTCGAAACACTACCGCCGCGAACCGAGCCAATTTCGAGCGCCCAGGCGTTTGCGTAGAAGCGGCATGTGTTGATTTGTAGACCGTAGACCCAAAGTTCGCCGAACAGGCCCCAATCGGATTCATTCGCACCTTGAATGCCAATGGTGCACCCCTGAAACTCACAGTCCGTGATCGAGATGTCGTTGGTCGTGACCGAGTAGAACATGCCTTTGGTGATGTCTCTGAAGAAACACCCGCGAATCTTCACGTGGCGCAGATTCTGGTAGAGGCCAACGCCAATTCCTCCATTCATCGCTCCTACGAAATGACAGTCGCGCACGACCATGTTTTGGCCGTTGAATAAGACAATGTGCTCGTAGGTAGATGTCGAATTGTAGAAGCGGCAGTTATCAATGAGCACATCTTCGCAAGTCATCGTGGTCGTATTGGCTCGCGCGGACTCTATCCCGACGTGTATGCCCCAGAAGGGGTTGTTCCCGATGTCACAGTTTTTAACTGTGAAGGAAGAGACATTGGTGACGTAAATACCAGAGTCTTTCTGGTTGACATCGAACCCGAGTGATTCGATGTAGATGTTCGACTTGTTGCTGGAGTCCCCTGCGTAGAAGATTGCCGCACCCACTGCGGTTTGTCTTAGCACCGAAGCGGCCGGTCCAGCCCCGACAGCCCGCAAGTTGGACCCGATGTTGATCGAACGCACTAGGTAGGTCCCTTCCGGGAAATACAGTTCGATTTTGTTGGCCATTGCGTAATTCACCGCGGCCTGGATAGCGGCGGTGTCATCCGTCACGCCGTCACCCACAGCGCCAAAATCTTTGACGCTAACAGTCTGGGCTAGTTTTGCTTCAACATTAGTTACCACAGACCCTATAAACGGTGGGTCGTAAGTCACCCGCGAAGCATCTACACTGTTGATGCCACCGATCTGATCCCATGTCGCCAGCAGCACGTCGGCACTTGTCTTCAGGACGAACTTGTAAACCTGCCCATCTGACAGCCAGATTTCACTGCTGCCGGGAACACGACCTGCCGAGTCCAGCACAATGGGGTTGGTGTGAAATGCTGCACCACTGCTACTGGTGTACGTCG